CTTGTGTTTTGTCTCTGGTGTTTTGCCACCATAGAGGCATGTACTGCTTTAGTGATGTTTCACTAATAGCAATATCAGCCTGTTTTAGGAAGATCTTAGTGTATGTTTCTTTCCAGTTCATTCATCAGTTACCACTTCTCCACTTGTAAGTTTATACACGGAAAAGTCTTCGCACTTGAACATCTCATTTAACTTCTTAGCTAGATTATGAGCATGGCCTGGATTTGAAAAAGAAACTTTCTTGTATTTAGGTCCGGGGTAATTTGTTAGAGCATTAGAGGTTTTTAAATTAAAAGGAGCACCTTTAAAAAAGACAGCCCATATTGCTTCTGCCTTTAGTATTTGTTCACACTTGTAATTGTTCTTATCAATGTTCTCTAATATTACTGTAGGTTTTGGTCTACTCATATACGTATCCTTCAAATTATATACGTATATATTTATCTCTTTTTAGGTTAAACTATCTGTTTATTTCCATTCAGAACCACCGTCCATTGCTATTGTAACAGTCTCTTCACCAGTTGATTTGTTATCAACAATAAGTTGTTCTAACCTGCCTTGTGTATTAGCAATGACTGTGCTTAAAGAAAACATAAGATTTTTTGCTTCTTGTATATTCATCCTAATTTCTTTATGCTGACCTGAATCAGCAATCTTTACCTGTTGGATAAACTTTTGTATAGGAATAGTATTAATAGCTTCTTTTGTTTGCATTTTTAAGTTCCTCTCTCATAGTAAATTCAGTCTTGAAAGGTCCTTTGTAATCATAGGTTTCAAGAGTAACAAGTTTAGGACAAAAACTTCTTACCCAACCCTTGTCAAACTTAATTATATAATATCCAGCACAATATAAACTTTTAGACTTTTTACTTTTTGTAAAAAGCGGAAGTTTTTTCTGTACATTATAAATTACATTGTGTGGTTTAGTTGAAGTACTAAATCCGTGTATTTCTTTTGTAACAGAGTCAGCATCTGAAATACTTGTTTTATCCCAGCTTACTCCTCCTATGTAACTGTTGAAACTCTTTGTATCCGAAAAATATTCAGTACCAGTAGCACAACTATACATATATCTTTTATCTTCTTGCTTAGATAATGTGCCTATTCTTTGACCATTGTTTTCTATAATCCAAAATTTATTTTTTAGTATTGGTTTTGCTTTTATCATATTTGCCTCCTATGAGTATTTTGCCTGTAATGGTTCAGCATATTGTTGAACATTATCTGCTATCTTCTGTAGGTCGTGTTTAGCACAGAACTTCATAAGATGTAATCCAACTTGTGATATGCTTTTCGGTTGTTCCATAGCATCTTCTACTACGTCATTTATAATGGATCTAATATTACCAGGCTGTGCTGATAAATCACACAGAACAACATTTCTATTGTAATCATCAAGAACTCTATGTTCTTCTCCTTTGTGATCCATCCAACGTTGTAACATTAGATTATTCCAATTAAATCCTTTACTTTTTCTATCCGCGTATGCTTCTAATAAGCCTACTTTATTTTTTGTACCTTTTGTTCTCACACCAGGATAAGCACTAAACACATTGTCACTTGTGTCACCTCTCATACACTTTTCAAACAATAACCATTCAGGATCTGGAGCAGGCTTTTCTTTACCTGTCTTTTTATCTATCACAGGTAATTTTTTCTTATCATCAAAGTATCCTTCGTGTGTAATAATAGTATTTTGTACGCCATTGTATTGACTTACATTAGGAGCAATAAGTTGTCCAAAGTCACCATCAGTTGATATAATAACATGATTATCATTAGGGTGTGCTTGTATCCAACCTGCTATCAAATCATCTGCTTCTAAAGTAGGGTGATGTAGTACAGAACAATTTGTTTTGTTACTTACAAACTTATTAAACTCATCAAATATTTCCCAGAACACTTTATCTTCTTCTTGTTCTCTTTCTGTCTGTGCCGCACGAGCATCACTTCTATTTCTTTTGTAAGGCTCATAGTAATCCTTACGCCAACTACGACCTTCTAAACAGAAAACAACATGAGCACCTTCAAAGTCCTGATATGCTTTACGTATACCACCTAACGTGATATGTAATGCCATACCAATTTTAGTTTCTAAGTCTCCACGTATTACGTGTCTAGCTCGAAAAAATGTATTTGCTGTATCTACTAATATGTAAGTCATAGTATTACTATACTTTCTATTATGTAATTTGTCAAGAAACTTTTGTTTTCTTTTCATCTATTTTGGTAGTGTCTATAAAACCAGCACCTCTGTCTGGATCTTCGCCACCATCTTCAAGCACTTGTCTAGCAATAGTTTTAAACCAAGCATCAACAATTTCCTCGTTTGATTCCCCTGTATAACCAGCATCAAGTAATTGTTCAATAAATTCATTGTTCCAATCAAGCTCAAAAAACCCATTCTTGATGTTATCTGGATTTACTTTTGTATCCAATACACCAACCCAAGGTTCACCTTTCTTAGATGCTTCTTCTTTTTCCTTGGCTAATACTGCTCTTCTTTCTTCTTCAGCACTGAGAGGTTTTTTAACTTCCTCTTTCTTTTTACCAAGACTTTTTATCTTATTAATGATATCTTTCATATCACCTCCTTTACGTTCCAATTGCGTTTCCAAACAAGTATACATGTACTCTTGCCGCTACATTATATCCTCTTTGAAAAGCCATTTTTGCTACATCACCTGCTGTCGCACTCTGTTCTTCTTCTCTGGCTCCTACAGGCATAACCCATATTGGCCAATCAACACCTTGTGCCTTAAATTTTTCTACAACAGATTCCATTTCATCCCATTGTCGTTGTTCAGAACCTACAACAAATTTTAATTGTCCTTTGTCAGAAAGATCAGCATACTCACCTACTATTTCTGGTATAATTGCTTTTTTAGCTTCTTCTCCACTTACAGTAAACAATTTAGGACTACAACTAAAGAACACTTCTTCATCTATTCTTTTTACCCATTCTTTAAATGGATCTCTCAACTTTTGTGTACCGTTAGTTTCAAAAGTCATCGAACTAGGTAAGTTTCCTAATTTTTCAAGTTCTTCATATATACCAACACTTGCTAACTGTCCAGTGATCATCAAAGGCTCACCGCCTGTAAAACATAAATGTTGTCTTTGTTTACTCACAGGATGTAAAAACAAACCTTCTGGATTTGAATCTGTTCTTAGTATATCTACAATTTTGTTCGCCAATACACTAGGAACTTCATGTCCCATAAGATGTTTGTATTTCTTTGCCCAAGTGTAAGAACTATCACAACCTTTTTCCCACACAGGCAAGTCTTCTACTCTCTCAACTTGACTTACATCATAATCTAAAAACGGAAGATCATATGTTTCTGGATTTGTAGGATCTATCTGTCCAAAGCCACTACATTGTAGATTACACAGAAAGAAACGTATCCAAGCAGTTGGCACGCCTGTATAGTGTCCTTCTCCTTGAATAGAGTGAAATATTTCACTGTAATATACTTTCTTTTCTGCTTTGTCCATATCTTAGCTAACCTTAATCGCAATGTAAATACAGAGTGCTATGATAAAAAGTTTACCATAGTCAAGATCAAAATCTGTACCTTCACCGAACTTTTTTCTAAATTCGCTTAACTTCATTACACTATCTCCTCTATTATACCTAATGCTTCTGCTATGACAAATGCTCCACCTGATAACATTATTACAAACCCACTGTCTGCTATAAAGATATCACTGTACATATTTGCCGACCAAAAAACGTAGCCTCCATAGGATAATAATCCACCTGCTACGATTCTAAAAATACTTTTAACTATACTAACTGAAAAATGATTCATGTTATCCTTTCTATTTTCCACAAGCAAATTCTTGTTGTAGTTTAATATTGTCCATAAACTCCTTTTTAGTTCCTGGATCCTCATTAAATGCTCCACGTAGTACAGTAGTCTGTGTTAAACTACTATGAGCACCTATACCTCTATTTTCACAACAACCATGTGTTGCTTGTAAATAGACACCTATGTTAGAACTACCTGTTGCTTTTTGTATTTCATTAGCAATTACATTGTTTAGTTCTTCTTGTAATGTTCCTCTTCTAGCACACCACTGAGCTATTCGTGTATACTTAGAAAGTCCTATTAGTGTTTCTGCGGCAATGATTCCTATGTATGCCACACCATTTACAGGTTGATGATGATGCGAACACATACTTTTTATTTCGCTTCGCACTACCAACATTCCTTTGTAACCATCATCTACGTGGTTAGGAAAAGCAGTTGCGTTTGGCATAGGCTCATACCTACCACTCATTATTTCATTGATATACATTTTTGCTAATCGTCTACCAGTGTCTTTACTGTTAGGATCATTATAACGATCAATAATTAAACTGTCTAATACTGTTTCAAACTTTGGAGTAAGTTCTTCAATTAAGGCTTCTTTATCACCTTGTTTTAATACTTCACTGATGTTGTCACCTGCCCAATACCTGATGTTGCCATCACGCAGTCTTTTAATAATTTCTTCACTTTTATCCAATTTTCATCTCCGATGTTAAGGCAGTGGATTGCCATTTCTGTTTATTATATACTTTATTTAGGTTTTTGTCAAGTTTTAATTTCATAATTAGGATCCTTTAAGTAACCAATATAGTCTCTAGCTATCTTATTGTGTATTTCTCTAATGTAATGTTCCGTATCAAGTCTATAATGATCCGTTTCAATATCCAAATTCATTTTATCCTTAAAAAATTGTTCAGCACTTAATGGTGCTTTCACACAAGAAAGTTTACCATAAAAGTCAATATTATCTGGAATGAACACCCTATTGTTAATATTCCAAAGATACCATTTTATTTTTCTTTCTTTACACATATTATCTATGGCATAAAGATCAATACAATAATCTTTATATTGTAAAGGTGTAATTAATTCATGCCACAGTTTTGTATAAGAATATTTTTCATGAAATAATTTATAGTCATGTCCAACTTTCATATCATGAAACTCTAAACCCTTGAAAGCTTCATAATTTTCTTTCCTTGTCTGTTCGACCATTTCAACATAGTCATCTGTTATTCTATGATCTGTGTATCTATCAATTAGTTCGTCTTTTGGTTGTTCATCGTCCAGGTACAGGCTAGAATCAGTAGTCTCCCCTACTCCTAAATTTTTAGAGCATGAAAGAAGAAACCTATTCCAGTAAGTAGATTGAACAAATACTTCGTCAATGTCTTGATACTTATCAAGCATTGTTCGTAACCAGGCAGGATACTTTCGATTACACCCGCCTGGCATACTGTAAATTACAGTTTGTTTGTTATTATCTCTGGCGTATATTTCAGCATAGTTATTGCTTTCCCATGCGTGGATTTTTCCACCCATTTCGAAGTAACCATGTGAATGACTATCACCCAAGAATAATGTTTTAGTCATTATCTTTGAAGTACTTGTTAAGCATTTCTAACCGGTCATCAGCCGCCGCTAACTTATCAAGCTCTGAAATAACTGCTTCTGTAACATCTGAATGTTCACCAATACCTGCTGGCATTGTTTTGTAAACTTCAATGTTAGCAAGATGTACCGCAATTTCACCTTCTGCTTGTTTTCTAGCCGCAACTAATAGAGCATCACCTGGCTTCATTTTCACCTCCTAATATTTTCCCTTTTCTGGGATCACGTGTCGCACTCCTCCTCTTGGATCTTCCATATCACCCTTGCGACGTGGGATAAGATGGATATGTGGATAAGGGACAGTTTGACCTGCCTCCTTGCCTACATTTTGTCCAACATTATAAGCATCACAATAACCTTTTTCTACCCATTCATAACCCCAGCCGTATGCGGCTTTATAACATTTTTGTATTGCTTCAAATGTTTGTTCTTTAGGTACGAAAAGTATGTGTCCTTCTGTTACTGGATACTTGTCTCTATAAACTGTATAATCTCTCGTATCAATCAAAATATCTGTCCAAGGTTTAGAATCCATAATTAAATGCCACCATTATACGTTCTTTATCTACTGTTTGTTGTTCTACTTTGTGATTTAAATGGCTTGGAAATACTATTAGGCTTCCTGTAAATGCCGCACAAGTAACACTTGATGAATTAACATCGTTCAATTCTGCTCTACCATATGTACCAGGCCAGTTTGATTTCATGTTAGGATTTACCAAAGTAAGCCCTGGATGATCTCTATCTGCTTGTATATAATATACTCCGCTCCATGTGTCTGGAAGATGATTATGCTCTTCGTGATATGTGTATTTACGGTTAATACTAAACCAACTGCTTTTAAGTGACGGTGTGTTTTGTAAACCTGTCTGTTTATGACAACGCACCACTACATCATCAATAAACTCTTTCAAGTCTTTAAACACAGGTCTTTCTAATAAGTTTTCTCTGCCATAGTCAGTATATCCGTTAGCAGTATACTTTAAAGGTTTTTGATCATTTTTCTCTTGTTCTAATAATATTGGTACCACAGTCCTTTGTAATTCATCAGCAGGTTGATACTGGGCTCTGAATACCTGTGTAGGAAAAATTAATTGATGTTCAATCATATTTGCCTACTCTTTCCCAAGGGTAAACTAACCAAATGTCTTCTTCTTTTTTATTCACTTCATGTGTTGAATAATTTACCATAAATTTAAAATCACTTGCTGAGTTATCAGTTAAAACTGCGAAACGTACATTTTCACACCAAACATTTCTCCACTCTGTATCACCAGGATTACAACTTCTTTCCCAGTCATCTACTATCCAATTGAACGTTGCTCCCGTATCATTTATATCATCAACAATTAAAATGTTTTTTCCTTCGTTTCTGTTTTGTCCTTGTTGAAATTTTCCATAGGCATCCATAGCCATTCTAGTATTGCTTTCTAACTTGCTGTCATCTCTTAGACTTACCTTAATTGCTTCACATGGTATTCCTGTCATGTTAGAAATTATTGTAGCAGGAATGTTACCACCCCTTGTAATACCAACAATATAATCTGGTCGCCACTGATCAGTATACATTTGATTAACAATGCTAATACAACTTCTTTCTACATCTTTCCAAGTGTAGTAATGCTTTTTAACCATTCTGCCTTTCCTTTAAGTATGTTTCATTATGTACCCATCTATAACCTGCGTTATCATAGTTTTTCTCTGTTGCTGGAAACCAGTCTACAAATCCCCATTCTTTACGTTTCTTACCCATCAAGAATAAACTTACACAAGGTATTTCGTTGCCGTCTTTATCCTTTTCTAATTCTAACCAATGTAAATCTTCAGCTTTTCTAAATCTTATATGTCCAGGACCTCTCCATTCTCTTGTACTACCAACTACTGCTCCGTTCATTGATCTAAGAGGAATGTGTTCCCAATATCCACCTTTAAGTATGACTGCTCCCCAATTCCAAGGATGATCATGTAGTTTAGGTTCATCACTTACAAGCACCTTATGTAAAGTTATGTTAAAAGGAAAACGTTTTCTATCTTTTAAAAAAACGTAGTATCTTATAAGATAAGGAATCTTTCCAGTCCTATCTGTGATTACTCTACGTCTTCCTATCTTATCCATAAACTTACTTAAGAATGTCATCTAAATCGTCCTTATGGTCATCTTTGATTAAGTTGTAAATTTCAATAAATTTTTCATATTGTATTTTCAAGGCTGGATACTTTTTAATCATTTCCTTTACTCTATACTCAGCAGGCCAAGTATCATGTAGATCGGGATCTATACCATCTAAAGTTACTGAATATCCTGCGGTACTGGCGTAAGTTGTATTATAAGAATACTCTGATCCAGTGTCAGTCATATCAGCGGTACAATATGTTGGCGTAATAGTCATTCCACCAACGTGTTCATAATCATAGTCATTTGAAAGGTTAACAGTAATTTTATTGTCGTTCTTATCCATTACTTTATACTCCCATATAATCTTTGACCATTAAAAAACTTTTTTAGTTGTAACATTTGTTTTTCTAACGGCTTTCTATATTCTTTATAATTGTTCATCATATCAACAATCTTGTTTACAATTTCAGGTTTGAATTTCTTATATGAATTGAAGTTCTTAGTCCAAATACTAGGATATTTAAATTCATGAATAGCCATTTCACTATAACTTAATCTATCCGGAACTAAAGGTAAAGCACCAACTAATGCTCCTTCGTACCAGCTTATTCCTAATGTTTCCTGTAAATTAGCACTGAAAACCATTTTTGCTTCTCCAAGCAAATTATGATATTCATTTTTAGATAATTGTTTTTCTTGGCATACTATAAATTCATACTGTGGCAAACTGTCTTTTAAATCAAGAAATATATCTAATTGTTTTTCAGGAGCAACTCTGTGAGGAAACAAAATAGTATCTTTCTTTGGCATATTTTTATAAGAAGTCAAACTACCTTCTAGATATTCCATAGGCCAACCAGCTCTAACAATTTTATCTTCATTAACTTGCCTATTATCTAAATTAGGATCATCTTTGTTTTTAAATGTTTGTAAAAATAAATCTATATGAAACTGTGTAGCAAAAAAGTTATGATCATAACAATCAAACATACTACGTTCTGCGTTTCTTACCCAAGGCTTGTTACCTATAAGCCTACCTAAGAAGTCTTGTGGATCATAACTACCGGCATGCCATAATCCTCCAATCTTAATTGGAACTCCTAGTAGTTCTGACATATAACGTAGTTGTATTACAGTAGGATTCCAAGCATCTGTATAAAGAAAGTAATCCTCTTCTTTTACTTCACCCTTACAGAACATTTCTCCTATTTGTTCTAACTGTTTACTTTTGTAAACGTTAGTGCCTCCAAAATTAAGAAACGCCCCAGGTGTGGTTGCCTGGGGAGTATCTCCGCCACTTATAGTAACAACTTGATCATTAGTAGATTTTTTCAGTTGAGCGGGAAGATGCTCTTTCCACTGTTTAGTATAACGTGTATCAACTGCCTCAATATCTACTATATAAATTGTCACTAATGTCTCCTTTTACTGTAGTAACGTCCTTGAAATTTTTTATCAAACTTTTTAAAGTAAGGACGCTTTTTGCCTTTCCTAAAATTACAAAAGGCACGCCAAGCACGGCTTTTGTCGTTATATAAATCCTTTTCATTATAAACGTAACCGTCATGGCCATAGCCAAAAGCAATTTGGCAAAACTTTTTGTATTGTTCTAGATCGTTAAAGATTTTAACGATCTCCGGATTCTGATCGAAGTAGTCACCCTGTTTCACTTTGTTTCTCCTTCTAGTAGCTAGGGTATTCAATGTGAGCACCGTTCTCACCGTCCTCTGAAATATCGATATGTACTTCTCTGTTAGGATACTTTTCCGTAACCTTATCGTACAAATCATCAGCCATCATTTCACATGACTTATAATCTAGTTCTAATGTCTTTTCTGCGTAAAGTTTCTCCATCCATCTTTTAAATTGTATAAACTCAATATCTCTATCATTGTGTGTTACAGTGATACCTACTTTAAAATGAAATATGTGTCTGTGTGGATATCCTAAAAATGAAACATCATACTCATCACCTGTAGCTAATTTAGGATCATCTAATGCCGCCGGATATTTGTGGATACCTTCTTTTCTAAAAGTGACCCAAATCATTCTTTTTGCTTTTGTTTTCATATTTGCCTCTTCTTTTACTTGTCTCATTTTCCAAAGCATCCAATCATAGTATCGCTCTGGTTCTTGATCTTCAACGTTCCCAAACATAGTATACTACCTTTAATGCTCACTGTCAACCTTAATTGGCAGATCTTTGGTATATTTTTCCCAATCTGTAAATTTTTTTCTATCCAAATGTTCTTGTACGTATGATACCCAAACCCCTGGATTTGTAGCTTTAAAATCAATATCATCTAACTTAATACATGCGTTATAGTTTAATTGATTTACGTGTGGCAGTTTGACTGATATCATGCTTATAAAGTTGTCATTTTCGTTGTATCCGCTTTCTATCACATACTCATGATATCTTACATCATAATCCAATGTAACCCAAAGTCCTGCTTTAAGTAGTTCGGTAACTAGATTATCCCAACCTTGGCTTTCTTCTTCTGTACCAGACTCTCCTGTAAGATGAAAACTTTGATTTGCTCCTAAATAAACATGATCGCAATCATTTCTTGTTGCTAGTTTTAACACATCTTTCACAGGTTTTATACCTACAACAAATAAAGTATTCTTATCATAGGCTGGAGTTTTTTCTACTTCTCTTCCTACAAAGTAATCTATATCGTCTTGTTGTCCGTTTTCGTAATCTCTATTCATTCTGTAACCTATCTTTGATTGCTAATTTTTGTTTTTTTAATCTAATAAGATGTTCCTTTGTTTGCCAAGTTCTATCACCGTTTCTTTCAATCTCTACTTGTTCTACTTTATTGTGGAAATAGTTGTGTAGATTTTGTAGTTTCTTAGCTCTTTTACTAGCTCTTCCAGTCCCCATATTATACCTCCTCGAATAGGTTTCCAAATTGTGTAGAAGCATTCACTGTCTTTTTACCAACGGCACCTCGTGTACCTATTATTGATATCCAGAATCTACTGAATTCTTCTATTACTGCTTCAGCTTCATCTCTATTAGATGTAGCGAAAATTGCTTCAATAACATCTCTAAATAAAATTCTATCAAATGATTCATCTATAAGCATTGCTGGAGTTATACCTGAGTCATATTGTCTATTTGCTTCCTGTACCGCATTTATGTGACTCCAAACATTGTGTGCCATTTGTATAGCATAACTAAAACTATCCCAACTAGTCTTTCCTTCCTTGCCTATTTTATTCAAATCACCTGGAGCATATATACAAACGTCCTTTACCAACAAGTCCTTAGTTACAGGACTATCTGTAAAATTTTTAAATATACCATCTTGTAAGACAGCATCTTTAAATAGTCTTGTGTCACTAGCATATTTCTTGTCATCTATGCTAGGCACCATTCTGTAAACCCATTTTGTTCTGTCTTGTGTTTCTGTTTGTATGTATAACTGTCCGTTAGCAGTAGCAAGAAATGGAGAAGCACAATCAAAAGTAATCGTAAAGTTTTCGTTGTGATATTTGCGAACTGCTCTTTGTATGTCTGTTAGTAGTGTAGCCCATTCTAACTTAGATGTACCTAAGAAGTGCATGAAGTCATGTACACCTTTTTCCAGTAAACCATCAAAACGTAGAGCTACTAATCTTTTCAATACTAGATGAATATCACACATGTTTTGTCCACCCATGGACCAACCATTGAAATGTGTGTTAGGATATTTTACAGGATCGCAATAGTCTTTCATTTGTTGATACCAATCTTCAGCATCAGCATGATTTTCACCTTGTAAAACATTTAGAAACTTACAATTACCATTGCGATTCTTCATAAAGTAATCATTGTTTATACGTGTGGCATTAACTGCTTCTTGATAAGTTGTTATTCCTGTTGCTTTTTGTCCTGCTTCTGATCTTGATACCCAGGCAGGAATATCAAGTATCATTCCATAATCCATATAAGCATCCATCCATGTAAGTACTTGTTCACGTTTCTTCTTTGCCTTAGGACAATTAGGATCTTTCCAATCACCTTCCCATACACCTTTACCAATTTGAAAACCACCCGAGTCACCTAACAACCAACTGTTCTTATGATCTCTATCTCTAACCATATCTTCCTTAGGAGCATCTTTGTTTACGTCAAGATCAGCATGACCCGCTGAATACAAACTCCAATGATAATTGAACATGGACTTGGTAGGATTAAGCCAATTTAAACTTTCAACCTCATTGGGGAAGCATTTAGGAATACGTGTTTTTTCTACGTACTCTTCCTTACGTTGTTTGCCGACAAAGGTCGCAAAAAAGCCGCTCAATGCTGGCAAAAATATTGCGTAGTCCTTTTGTTCGTTGGTTAGGTTAGTATTCAATCTAAGTCCGTCCTTACTATGTGTTTCCTCAAAGCTCTTACAAGTTCTTCTATCTTGTCTATACAACTGATAAGATCTCTATCAGTAATGTATTTAGATCTTCCCTTCAACTTGTCATATTCTTTTAGGGGTATTGTTACCATACTTTGTTCATTTTCATAACTTGTATCTTCTGATCTTAAGTTTTCGTCTGTTTCGGTCATAAACCTCCTATTTACTTTGTGCTGGCAATATGTAATTGTAAGTTGCCATTCCACTATCGACAGCAATCTGCATTGCTCCTTGATCACTGAGCGACATTGTTATTGTTCCATCCAGGTTAAGTATAGCTTGTACCTGTGCTACTGGATAAGCCCAAGTATGCTTTAGATCTCCTTCAATAGCATTCTGGAAAACAAATTTACCTGCGTGTGTATTAGCATCACCAAAGTAAAACATCAAGTCTTTGTCTTCTACTTTTACAGTAAACACAGTTTCTTCTGTATGTGCCGCACTCTGTAACTTCATTCTAGTAATAGATGCTAAAGACGGAGTAAAGTTTACGTCCCAAGACGCACCTTTAAACTTAACACTTTTAAGTTTCTCATTTATAATTTCTGCTACCATAAATCTAAAGTCATTCTGGAAGTCTCCAGCTTCATTTTCAAAATGTATTCCAGTAGGAACTTCAACACCATTTCTTTGTGCTTTGGTAATTGTAAGTTTACTGTTCTTTTGATACTCTGGATTTTTTAAATGTAAAGCCAACTTATCCATGTTAGGCATACCGAAAACATTAGCACCGAACTCTTCTACCTTGTCTTTAGTATTGGCAGTGAGAATCACACTTCTGTCTTCAGCCATTGATTCAATTGTTGTTGATGTGTCATCGCCCGTCACCTTAACCAAGTTAAGGAACCCAAGGGCATGTGTTTTTGCGACTACATCTTGTAAAATATCTTTCATATTGCTTCTCCTATTTTATAGTATACGATATTTGTCATTATTTGTCAACAGTTTTTTACTCTTTTTCTTAGATCACTACTGCTAAAACGGTGATCTCTTGTATTGAAGTATAGTTGTATACCTCTTTTCTCACAGATATCTTTACCTGTAAATTCTTTTTCTATGTATTCTTCACCCAAAATTCTTACGTCAATGGCATACATTTCCAAAATATCTTCTAAATCTTTTTCTGTTTGATAAGGAATTATTTCATCTACATACTTACAGGCATGTAGCTGACTGTATCTTTCTACTAGTGTTTGTACGGGGGGATTTTTATCTTTTCTATCTAAACTAGGATCAACTTGTAGACCACAAATTAAAAAGTCGCATTGTTGTTTTGCCTCTCTCAACATTATAACATGGCCTGCGTGTAGTAAATCAAATGTAGAACAAGTAAAGCCTATTTTCATTTTATGCCTCTTTCTTTTAAAAAGCCTTCTACTGTGTGTTTGTATCTAAAACCTAAATCTCGAAGTTGTTTTGTATTTGCCTGTGTGATTTTTCTTTCACCAACAGTATTTAGTTTTACAGGTAGATCCGGCCTAATGTCTTGGATACTTACAGATACTCCTGTTCCAACATCTAATGATCCTACAGTTTTACTGTTCATTATAATTTCTATAGCATCACATAAATCTTCAATATGTATAAAGTCTCTTTTAT